ATTGATAATCTTGTTAATTTAGGTTCAGGCGATGCATCAGCACCTAGCATAACACCAACAGTACCAACACCTCCTGCAATTGCAGTGATAAGTGTGCCTGGATTCCCAACATCTGGAACTCAGTTACCTGAACCACCCGCTAAATCTACTCAATTAGATATCGTCAATCCTCGTGGCTCAAAGAGCGGCGGTGGATATACATCACCTGATTCTGGAGTTGAATAATGGCAACAGAAGCATGTAACGACACAAGTAATCAAACACAACAGGCCAATCTTAATCGAGCTCGTGGTCCATACACGAATCGTTTTGGTGAGTTTACTCTTGATCAAGTTGATGTATTTACAGAACAATTAGCTCAAAATATTAAAGAAGATCGAGAAACAAATCCAGTACTTAAACTCGTAAATCGTTATGGTGATGAGTTTTATGAATCAGCAAATGCAGTTAACACGTTTAGAAATCGGCGTGAAGCATCTGACTTAACTTCTTATCCGGATCTAGCAAATCGTTGGGCTCGTGGTAATATTAGTCAGATTGAAGTTGCTGCATTTATTGAAGCATTTAATTATACACCAATTGGTTTAACGAATAAGTGTAATGGTGGTGATCCATTTGGTTTACTCTTTGAACTTGATGCGTATTATAAAAATACATTTACCCAAAGTGTAATGGGTGGATTCTGTGCATCAATACCTGGAGTGTTTGGTGCAATTGATGCTTTCTTTGATATTATTGATACGGTTGATGGATTAGTGAAAGATGCATTTGCTATTCTCAGTAAACTTCGTAATATGAAAGATCCTCTTCAAGCAGCCATTGAAAAAATAACAGTAGAGTCGTTATTAAAACAAATCAAAGATTTAATAGTTAAGACTGTTACTGATATTTTTGAAAAGGTTCAAAAGGCAATTCAAAACTTTAATATTGAAGATATTATTGGTGATGTATCAACCTTTGTACGAGAGAATGTAGTAAAGAGAATCATGCAACAGCGTGAAGAAATGTGCTTATTCTTTTGCGAAGCAAATAAAGAAAGAATTAAAAAGAAAGCAGCAAACCTGATTGATTATATTGCAAGCATTATTGAGAATCCAGGACTTGAAGAAATTCAATTTATGGTAACTCGCTTCTGTTCGTTCATTGGTCAGATTGAAGGTTTAATGAATGACATCAAATCACCTCTCGATACTTATGGTGGTAAGTACTCTCGAATTTCTAATCGTTTAAAGAGAATCTCGAATCTCAATACTTCTACAGCAATTCGTAACGGAGCGATTCGTTATGATGATGAAACACGTAAAGAAACAATAAATAGTATAGAGCAAGACTGGGAAAACGAAGATCTGAAAGGTTATACTCCTACTGGAGAAAAGCCTTCAAACGTGAAAAAGCCTTCGATTAAAGAATATGGAAGTTTGCCTGATTGTTGTGATGTCTTTGAAGGTAAAGATTCAAGGGTTAAAGTTTCAGGCGATTGGGTAGAAGATGAGGATTGTGGAATAGAAGGTTGGGTTAAAGTCGACCTTGATGTAAAAGTTTATTTGATGAGACTTCAAGAAAAGCTTGGAGCGCAGATCAACGTAATAAATGGATATAGAAGCCAACAATATAATGAAAAAATAGGTGGTGCTGAAGAATCAAGTTATATGTCTGGTATGGTAATAGACATCGAACTAATTGGTGATTCTGATACATTGGCTGAACTTGCTTTAAAGAGTGGATTTAAAACAGTTGCTGTAAGTGCAGATAAGGTGCGCTTAGATATTAGATCAAGGCCAACAGCATGACAATAGAACTTAAAACACCGAAAAATCAAAAGTTTTCAATATACTCAGATTTTCGAAAAGATATCGCGACAAGCCCATTGTCTGCAGACATCGTTATGTTAAAGGACGAAGATGCAGTAAAAGACGCGATTAAAAATTTGCTATTAACTGAGCCAAGGGAAAGGCCGATGCAACCTTATCTCGGAGCTGGCCTCAAACAAATGTTGTTTGAAAATATAACACCTTCGACTCTTAAAATTATAGAAGATCGTGTAAAAACAACAATTGAATTATATGAACCAAGAGCTGAATTAATAGACGTTAGTGTTACTTCAAACATTGACGATAATAAAGTAAAAATTAAAGTAACGTTTTATGTTATTAACGTTTCACAGCCTGTTACGTTAGACTTAATACTAGAAAGGATAAGATAAATGGCGACCCCTAATGCACCAATCACAGAGCTCGATTTCGATGCCATTAAGAGTGGTTTAAAGAACTATCTTAAAAGTCAATCGCAGTTTAAAGATTATAATTTTGAAGGATCTAACTTAAGTGCATTACTTGATGTTCTTGCATTTAATACCTATCAAAATAACTTTTATACGAACATGGCAATTAATGAAATGTTCCTTGATACTGCTGCGTTGAAAAACTCGATTGTTTCTCATGCAAAGGAATTAAATTACTTACCTCGGTCTCGTAAATCTGCAAAAGCAGTTGTCAATGTTCGAGTTGAATCCGACGAGTTAACAACAGAAACGTATACTATACCACAATACAGTCAGTTTAGTACAACTTATTTGGGTCAGAATTATAATTTCATTACCGATAAAGCAGTCATTGCACCTCGGGTTTCAGCTGGCGTATATCAGGCAGATAGCGTAGAAATCTTTGAAGGGCAAATCTTAACGAGCTTCCAGAGAGAAGGCTTTATTGTAGATGATGAAGGTATTCTTCGAGTTTATTTAAGTAACGATAACGCTGACATTGACACGTTAGAAGTTTTTGTAAACGCTGAAGCAACCGATGATCAAAACGTATATACATTTAGAAATGATATCTTTGGTGTAGAACCAGATGATAAAGTCTTTTATGTAGAACCATATTTTGATGATCGATATTCAGTTTATTTTGGTAACAACGTATATGGTAAACAACCGCAAGAATTTGAAGACGTTCGAGTTAAGTATAGAATTACGTCAGGTGATGAACCGAATGGTGCTGAAACATTTACTGCATCTTTTTTAAATGACGCAACAATTACTGTAACAACAGTCACTGCTGCTGCAGGTGGCGCAGAAAGAGAATCACTTGATTCAATTCGATTCAATGCACCAAAATCAATTCAAATTCAAGAACGAGCAATTACAATTAAAGATTACGAAGTTCTTCTTAAGCAAGAGTTTCCGAATATTAAATCTGTAGCTGCTTATAGTGGTGATCAACTCGATCCTCCACAGTTTGGTAAGGTAGCAGTTTCAGTTTTCTTAAATGATAATACACAGCTCATTTCAAAATCATTAGCAAATAGCTATATTGATTATTTGTCTGGTAGAAGTCCAATCGGTATTGAGCCAGTCTTTAAACAAACAGAATTTGTATATGCAGATCTTGAAATTATTGCTAATTATACTACAAAATTCTTGAATAAGTCAACAGATGAATTAAAATCTTTAATTCGAACAACTGTTCAAACTTATTCTGACATTAGTCTCGAAGACTTTAACACGACGTTGAGATCTTCGAATCTTATTACAAATATTGACGCAATTGATACAGCAATCTTAAGTAGTAGTATAGAAGCTCGAGCAATTATCGATTACACACCTGATTTGAATATTGCATTTAATCCAACATTTAAGTTTGAATCATCTTTAATTAAACCTTATGCATTTAAAGATGCAAATGGATTTACTAACTATAAACCTTCAATTGAAAGTACATTGTTTGATTTAGATGATGTTTGTGTGTTTATACAAGATGACGGTCAAGGAAACATACAAATCGTAACTTCAGATTTAACAAATCCACAAGTTGTTAAGAAAGATGCCGGTACTGTTAATTACGACACCGGTGAAGTAAAGCTCATTAAGTTCGTTGTACAACGATTTGATGGAGCAGGAATTAAAATAAAGGCACGAGTAAAGTCAAGCGATATCAAGGCTCCTCAAGGAAGAGTTATGATTATACGAGATGAAGACGTTCGTGTTACAATGAATCAGGTTGAAGCATCTAATTAGGAAGATTAAGAAATGCCAGTAGCAGACGAAAAACTGTTATACGAAAACATTTCGTTTTTAACTGAAAAGCATTTTCCCGCCGTTTATAGGGAAGAAGGACAAGAGCTCGTCGCTCTTGCTCGAGACTACTATAAATGGATGGAATCTGACACAGGTCAAAGCGTCTATAATGCTCGTAAAATGTTTGAGTATCGTGATGTAGCATCAACACTTCAAACAATGCTGGTGTTTTTCCAAAAGAAATTCCTCGCAGATTTGCCTTACAACGAAAGTACAATAGCGTTTGTTGTTCGAAACATTCTCGATCTATATCGCAGAAAAGGTACAAGTGACGGGATTGAATTATTCTTTAGACTTTTTTATAACGAAAGCGTATTAGTTTCATATCCTGCAGAGCAAATGTTAAAAGTATCCGATTCATCTTGGAATACTGGAAACTATTTGCAACTTTATCCAAACGATAATGAATTTATTTCAAGCGGTGGCACAGTATATACGTATGCAGATTTAATTGCAAGAAATATTACTGGATCAGTATCACAAGCAAAGGCAGCCGTTAACGCAATCAACAGGGTTATTATTAATGGTATCCTTACGCCGGTCGTATATATCGATAACG